TCATAACCCAGAGGTCCATGGTTCAAATCCATGCCCCGCTACCAACGCCTCGGGCTTCACATGAAAGAAGTCCGAGGCTTTTTCTATATCTTCAAGGCTCCATGCCACTCGCCTAGTCATCTTCTGTGAAATCGAAGACCTATCGACGCCAAGAGCGTTCGCCAGATCCTTCTGTTTGACATTGCGAAGAGTCATGGCCACTTTCATATTTCGCGTGACTATATCCTGCAAACTGACAGATTCGGCCTGAGCTGCGACCTTAGGGCTGATTGTTGCTGTTGTCATAGCACATAAGTTTAGCGAAACTAACAAAAAGATAGAACGCGACACGCCGAACGAGCATGTCTAACCATATTCGTGGTTAGATGTGAGTGTGACAAACATTTTAGTAGATTCGCCCACCGTAGGTGAAAAGGTCAAACGTCTTATGGGGCTCAATGGCCTGACACAGGCAGAAGTCGCCGAAACATTGCGCTGCTCACGGTCCACTGTCTCGCAGAAATGCACTGGCCGAATCGCTTTCAGTGCGAATGAGATAAACGAGCTTGCCGAACTCTTGCATGTCAGCGCCGATGTGCTCCTTGGGCGAGCTCCGTTGGAGGTGAAGTGATGGATTGGCATCTTGTTTTGTCTATTACGGCTCTGGTTTGTTCCATTCTGGTTTCGATTTACGCGTCACGGTGATTCAGATGGTTGGTTGCGGTGATTTTCTGGCGTCTTCGGGATTGTGGTGGAACCTTCGGTGTGCGCTCCATGCGCGGAATCGTTCGGCCAGTCTGTGCGATGCCTTCCAGTCCTTTTCCTCCCACCATTTGTCGGCGAGTTCCGAAGTGAAGGGTATTTCTTCGTATCCGCAGCGCCGCAGTCTTGTGGGTGATTTGGTCCAGTGGATGCAGATTCTGGCATCCTCGGGTATGGCATCCGCGCCTTCGGGCGGCCAGATGGCTATTTTCACGTCATCGCCGTCTTCGTTGGATATGCGCGGGACCATCGTCCGTTCTCCGATTTTCCAGTTACCGTTTGAGAGTTTTTCCCATGCATATGCGCGGATTATGCAGTTGTGGCCGAACACGCGGACATCGAAAGCGTCCCCATCGCCGTCGTTGGCAATCATGGCCTTCCTGACTGGCAAGCGGCCGTGTTCGTCAGTCAGTGATGGCGTCGCGTTGGGCAGGCGAGTGACGATGTACGAGTTCATCCATGACGCCTCTGGTCTATGTCGAACCGTTCTACCGAAGGTTATGGCCGTCCAGGCCAGCGAGATGGCGGCGATTATGTCGCTGAAGTCCAGGTGCATATATTCTTCCTTCCTTCGTTCGTTGAGAGGTTTGGTTTGTGCGATTACAAGCCTATCGCGGCGAAGGAAGGAGCCTAACCATCCACCTAGGAATCAAGGAGCTGTGAAATGAGCGTTTTCAATCCGGAATGCACTAGCAATTACTTCCATGTGCAGGACATCGACCCGTCGGAATGCGCTGGCGGCAATCCCTACGCCTTCAAGTGCCGCATCAGGGTGGCCGGAAGCACGTTCGGGTTTGATGGCTTGGACATGGGCGACCTTCAGGCGATGAAGGGCGCGATCAACAAGGCGATGACGCACGCGAGGCGTGCCCGTCGTGAATGGGAAGGAGCCCAGCAATGAGTGTCACAGTCAAGCGAGTGGACGGTAAACGGCATTGCTTCTTCGAGCTGATCGTTGAGACGGAGGACGGCATGACGGTGCGTGTCCCGTTCAACGGCGTCGAGCTTGAGGACCTGGAAAAGCAGATAGCGCGATGCTTCGAGCAGTGAGGCGTTTCGTCCAGACCGTTCTTCTGATTCTGCTCAGCCCCTTCGTGCTGTTCATGTTGGGGCTGGTGCTCGCGATCGTCCGTCTGGGTGATTTCCTCACCGACGACGACTGACAAAACCGAATGGCATATGGGGCGTATGGCGTACCCCTGCCACCGCTGAGCCGGGTTAGCGACCGGCGACGCCACGCGCGTGGCTGCCGCGCGATTCACGAGACGAAGTTCAGCTCCCGACCATTTCAGGCCGTCGATTAAGGCGGAATCGGGCGACCATTGACGGCTTCGGCCGTGGCCTGACTTGGGACCATTCCCGGCGGCTCCGGCCGCTCTTGTTATCGACGGCGCGGCTCCGACCGAAACGTTCTGCAGGACCTTTGGAATCTGTTGCCCGGCTCGGCCGAAAATCTCGGCCGAGCATTTTCATCAGCAGATTCTAGGTCTTGACCTCTCAAGCGCTCACCAACCGAAAGCTACAGAAAGGATTGAGATTGAGCAAGGCAACATTCCACGACAAACTGAGGACGCAGATGAGGATGGCTCTCCCGATGATCGACAAGAACATCAGGTGCAGGGCGAACACCTCACGACAGTCGTTGATGAAGGCGTCCGGATTGAACGACAACCAGCTCCAGGCCGCTCTGAAAATGGCCTACGGAGAGAAGGGCGTGCCGGCTCCCGTCTACCGTTCTCCCGCCGCCGGCAAGATGTACGATTCCGAGTCTCTGCTGTTGACGCTGGCCAAATGGTGCGGGATGTGGGCCTATGTCATCGATTAAGCCGTCATTGCACGAGGTGCTGTCCTATTCGGAGGAATCGCGCAGAATGCTCATGCAGGGCTTCGCCGACGCTGTGGACCGCGTCGCGGCGAACAACCGGAGAACCGACATCGAACTGTTCCAGGTCTGCAAGGCGCTGGGCGAGCCGAACGTGCCGACCCTGCTCAGTCTCCGAGAAGAGGGACTGCCGGCGTACAAGGCCGGAGCGTGGCGCATCGACTGCCGCAGCTTCCGCAAATGGGCCACCAGCTACACGCCATACCGGCCGCAGACGAAACCACAAACCACATATGAAGGTGAGCCACTGTTTTGAAACCGCATATTCGCATCTCGCTCGACGTCGAGGACCACGACCCGCAGCCCGGCGACGTGGAGATAGGACAGAACATCATCTGCCCGGACGGGCCGCGCATGGTCTGGTCGGACATCTCGAAGGCGGACTGGCCGCTGCTCGCCGCGAAGCTGGAACAGATCGCGCTGCTGCTCAGGGACAAGGCCAGGGCATGACGCGCATCAGCATGCTGACCACGGCCGAGGCCGCAGCACGATTGGATGTCAGCCAGCGCACGCTGATCCGCTGGCGTCAGTCCGTCCCGATCATCGGACCGCCGCCCATCCGCATCGGCAACGGCATCCGATACGCCGAGGCGGACGTGAACAGTTGGATACTCACCCAACGCGAGAAAGGAAAATCATGAGAAGACAGACGGTGGACCCTCGCATCAGAGCGAAGGTCATCGCCACATGGGGCAACCGCTGCTGGCTCGGTATGCCGTGCTGCTCCGTCACCGCGACCGAGGACGACCACATCATCCCGTTCAGCCACGGCGGCCAGGACACCGTGGCGAACCTGCGCCGCGCGTGCAAGCACTGCAACGCGATGCGCCAGGACCGTGTGCTGTCCGGTTACGGCGCGACCCTGCACGCGGTCATCGGACCGCCGCGCGCCGACTTCGGCATGTCCATGCAGTCGATGCTGCGCCGTGACAGCATCGTGGTGAGCTTCGATAGCCTGCTACGCGACCTGTGCCCGACCCAGGTCCATGCGACCGACGGGCTCCGTCTCGCCGCCGCGATGGCATGGGACGGCGCGGCCCGCACGCTGGCCAAGAGCTCGGAACCGTTGGACGTGTGGCTGGTGCGCACGCTGCCACGCTCACGACGCCATCCCGACATGCTGTCCGAATGGATCGCCTTGGATTACGATGTGCATGTCATCGAAACCCCGGCCGATGCGACGTTCGCCAATGACCTGACGGCGCAGGAATACCGGACCGCGCAGCAATGGTACTCGCTGCATCTCACACAGCAGGCGGTGGACGCCCGCATGGCCGAGAGACGGCAGCGGCTGACCGCTCTGGGCCTTCGCCACGACGGAACGGCCGCGCGGCCGAGATGGTGACTCGCTTTTTTAAACGACCGACGGCCCGAAGACCCCGCGCCAAGTCTTTTCTCCCCCCAGAACCATGCAAAAAAGCATGAAAACGTTGGAAAACCAAGGAAAACACATCATGAACCAAGGAATATTGGAAGGATTCGAGGAATACGAACACCATTATGGCACCGCCGGATTGCAGGAAGCCGCGACCATGAATCTCATCAAAAGCTTCGTGGACGGCAAGACGTTGACGCCGGAAGCAACCTACATCTGCAAGTCGATGCTCTCGATAGCCAGGAACATCGACATCCAGAACAGCAAGGGACGCGAGATCAGCCGCAACATGACATCACTGCTCACATGGTTCCAGGAACTTAAGGCGATGTATCCGGAACAGCCGCAGCTCGACCCGACGCTGACCGACTTCATCACCGACGCGAAGGCCGGACTGTGAACATGCTCATGCGCGGCGGCACGAAACGCGACGAAACGCGGCCGACCGACGGCGCGATCGTCGCACGGACGGCCGAGATGCTCGGCAAACCGCTGCTGCCATGGCAACGCTACGTGGCCGACGTCGCCGGGGAAATCGACCCTGCCACCGGAACGTACTATTACGACCGCGTGGTACTTTCCACTCCGCGCCAGTGCGGCAAGAGCACGCTGATCGACACCGAGGACACACGCAACGCTCTGCTCGGCCCAGACCGGAAGATCTATTACCTCGCGCAGACCGGCAAGGACGCCGAGAAGCATTTCAAGGACTTCGTGCAGCAGCTCTCAAAATCAAAGCTCGCACCGTTCGCCCTCAAGCCGAGACTTTCCAACGGCGGGATGGAGCAGCGTTTCCGCAACGGCAGCTTCATCTGCCCGCTGGCCGTGACCAAAGTGGCCGGCCATGGCACGCAGATGGACAAATTCACCATCGATGAGGCGTTCAGCCTGGACGACGAGACCGGCAAACTGATCCTCGACGGCATGGCACCGACCATGAACACAAGACTGCACTTCACCGGCGTCCAGCCCCAGATCTGGATCACCTCGACCGAAGGCACCGCAGATTCCACGTTCCTCAACGGCCTGCTCGACTCCTTCCGCGCCGGAAACGTGCCCACACGCACATGCTGGTTCGACTTCGGCATCCCCGACGACGCCGACCCAGAGGACTTCCAGACGATCCTGAAATGGCATCCCGCCGCCGGCCTGCTCTGGGACATCCGCCAATTGCGCGACTTCCGCGAACAGTTCGCCGGCAACGAGGCCGGCTGGGCGCGAGCCTTCGGAAACCGGCGCGACACCGGCGTGGCCGAACGAGTCATCCCCGACCAGCTATGGCAATCGACGTTGGCCACGCCGATCACGCCGGACCGGATCGACGGCCGACACGTGGTGATAGCCGCCGCCGTGGACGTGGACGCCACGAACACGTCAGTCTCCGCCGCGATCGTCAACACGGACGGCACCGTGACCGTGCAATTGCTCGAAGTCCTGGACGGCACCGGCATGGCACCCGCCGAGATCACGAGAATCTGCGACACCTACCACGCTCCCCTGGTCATGGACTGCAAGGGACCAAACGCCGACCTGCACGACCGGCTCGCATCCATGACCGACGAAGCCGGCGACCCACTGATCGACTTCATCGCCATGCAATCATCCGACTACCTCGCGGTCGGCCAGGCATTCGTCAGCGGCCTGCGGAACCGGCTGATTCGCCATGCCGCCGATACCGAGCTCGACGCAAGCGCGGCCAGCTGCGCGAGGACGTGGAGCGGCGACGCATGGCGCGTCACACGGCGCGGCAGCACCGGGCTTACCTCGCCGATCGAATCATGCATGTTGGCCGCTTGGGGAGCGCATCACCTGCCATCTGACGGCACGTTGCAAATCTTCTGACGTGTCACCGTTTGTCACTGAATGTCACCGTTTGTCACTGAATGTCACCGTTTTTTTGGCCATGACGCGCCGGCGCGCATAATCTCGGCGGCATGAACCTTTGGAAACGAATGAAGCTCGCCGGCCGAGTGCTCACGCGCGGCGCGGACGGCACGGACATGCCGGACGGCATCAAGCCGCCGAAACGGGGGCCGGCCACCGAACCGTTGCAACTCTCAACCGTGTTCCGTGGCGTGCAGGTGTTGCAGACCGCCATCACCGGCCTGCCGATCGTGGAACAGCGCGGCGGCCGTGACCTGCCGGACGTGAGCCCCATGGTGTTGCAGCCGGACGTGTCTCGTTCACGCCGTGATTTCATCGCCGACATCGTGGCATCGCTCGTGCTCGACGGCAACGCCTTCACCCGCATCGTGCGCGATTGGCAGGGCGAGATCGTGACATGCGAGGTGCTGCCGCCGCAATACGTGACCGTCACCGACGAAAGCGACGACCCGGCACGCCCCGACCTGCGGTTCTCCTATCTCGGCCATGTCTACACCGCCGATGACGTCGTGCACAGCAAGTTCCTCAACGTGCCCGGACGTCTTCGCGGCCTCGGCCCCATCTCGGCGGCACGCGAGGAAATCGAGGCCGCGCAGCTCGCGCGCGACTACAAGGCGAAATTCTTCACCGACGGCTCGAACCTCAAAGGCTATCTGCGCACATCAGAGAACATCACACAGGAAGCCGCGCAGCAGGCAAAGGCATCATGGAAGGCGTCGGGCGAGGCCGGCGACATCAAGGTAGTCGGCAAGAACCTGGAATACGTGCCGCTCTCACTTAAGCCAGCAGACCTGCAGTTTCTTGAGACTCAAAAGTTCGACACCACGCAGATCGCCCGCCTGCTCGGCATCCCGGCAAGCATCATGCTCGCCGCCGTCGATGGCTCGAACCTCACCTACAGCAACATCGAACAGTCGTGGATAGAGTTCGCGGACTACACGTTGGCCGCCTACACCGGCGAGATCGAGGAGATCTTCAACCGGCTCCTGCCGCGCGGCCGGACCGCGAAGTTCGACTGGGACAGCTCGCAGCGCGCGAATATGAGCGACCGCTACACGGCCTACAAGACAGCCATCGAGGCCGGTTTCCTCACCGTCGATGACGTGAGGCGCAAGGAAGGGCTGCCGGCACTCGGAAAGGAAGAAGACCAATGAACATCGAGAAACGCGAAATCGCCTGGAAGGGCCTGAAGCTCCGCTCCACGGACGACGCCGGCTCATCGACGGTGGAGGGCGTCGCCGTGCCGTTCGGCGACATCATCGACACGTGGGACGGCGCGGAGACCTTCGACCGAGACTGCTCGTTCGACGGGCTTGACGAGGCGAAACTGTGCTTCGAGCACGGCGAGACCATCGGCCGCATCACCAAAGCGGAAAGCACGGACGACGGACTGCACATCACCGCGCGGATCAGCGACACGGCACGCGGCCGCGACGCGATGACCCTGATTCGTGACGGCGTGCTCGACAGCTTCTCGGTCGGCTTCATTCCGATCGAATCGCAGAAGGACCGCGACGGCATCACCCACCGCCGCAAGGTCCGTCTGCTTGAGACCAGCATCGTGAGCTGGCCAGCCTACCAGAACGCGAAAATGACCAAATCAGCGGCACCAGCCGTGCAACAAAGGAAGGAAACCATGGAAAACAACAACGAACTGATGGACCTGATCCAGTCCATGCAGGAGGAACAGCGCGGCATCAAGGCCGAGATCAGCAAGATGGGCGCGAAACCGGCGCCGGCTGCCATCGGCGCGGCGTACCGGAGCCACGGCGAATACATGCAGGCCCTCGCGCGAGGCGACGAACAGGCCATGACCGTGATGAAGGAATGCCGCGACCTGATCTCGACCAAGGACACCGGCAACACCGCCACCTGGATCGCCGACGACCTCAAACTGATAGAGGACCGCCGCAAGGTCTCCCAGCTCCTGACCCATGACACGCTCCCGGCGACCGGCATGAGCATGGAATATCATGTCGTGACCTCCGACACCACAGCCGTCGGCAAACAGGAGACGGAAGGCTCAGAACTTTCCTTCGGAAAAGTCGCCTTCGGCACCAAGACAGCCGACATCAACACCTACGGCGGCTACACCACCCTATCCCGCCAGACCATCGAACGCAGCACCACGCCGATGCTCAACACCGCGATCACCGCGTTGCAGAACGCTTACGCGAAGGCCACCGAGAAGGCAGTGCGCGACCATCTGTATGCGGAGATCAAGGCTCAGCGCGACGCGTCCAAGGACGCCAACAAGATCGACGCCCCGCAGCTGGCGAACATGACCATCGACGATTGGGTGTCACTCATCATCGACGCGTCCGAACTGGCCGACGACCGCAACGTGTCGCTGACACGCCTCGCGGTCTCCAAAGACGTACTCAAGGCATTGGTGAAACTCAAGGACACCGGTGACCGGTTCTTCAACCTCAGCGGCGACGGGTCGGACACCATCGGAAGTTTCGACCTGACCGGCGTGGCCGGCACGTTTATGCGCGTCCCGGT